CCCGCGACCGCGCTACCGCCCGGGTTCTTTCTGACGCCGCGTTTCAGTGGCCCGCAGAGCACGAAGGTCCCGTGTTCGATGCCGCCGATATCCAGGCCATTGAGGATGCGATTCCCCCGCGCTGGCGCAACCGGCTCCGGCCCGCGATGTGATTCACATGTAATTCCCAGCTAGTTTCTGCTGTTTCTGGCGTTTTCTACGGTACTCTGGTTAGTAGGAGGATTTGCTATGTCTGAGCGCCCAGTATACTGCTGTGGTAAGTGTCCTGAAATAGTAGGGGGCGGGTTCGATTGTACGTGTCGCGAAAATCCGAGGTGCGAAACGTGGAATAGATACCGGGAGGTTAGAGAGTTGACGGGGCTTACGGAGTAACCGAGAATAATAGATATCGAAGTCTCACTTAGGAGGAGAAATGACGACGATTGACGATCTTAAGCGGTGGCAGTCAGCCCTACGCGACCCCGACACCGCCCAGTGGGAGGTTCAAGCCGCACTGGTTGAGACCCTGGATTACTTGATTGCCAAAGAAAGCGAAACGCCTGCAAGTGAGTAAAGAGCTTGCGTTCAGCGTTACCCTTGACGATTGCAGGGTGGACACCTTTCGGTCTGGGGGTAAGGGAGGACAGAACCAGAACAAGCGGGACACAGGCGTCCGCATCGTACATGAACCATCAGGTGCTGTCGGTGAGTCTCGCGAGGAACGTTCCCAGCTTCAGAACAAAAAGCGGGCCTTTGAGAAAATGGCAACATCACCCGCCTTTAAGTGGTGGGCGGCGCTGCGTTTGAAGGAGATCGAGACGGGTCTTACACTTGAGCAACGGGTCCAGGAGTGGATGTCCCCCGAGAACCTAAAGGTGGAGGGCAAATCGGAAGGGAAGTGGATCGAGATTGACTGATTCGCAGATAGACGACGGCTTCGGCTCCCGCGTATCCCACGTTCTTTCGGAAGTGTACGAGTTGCTTCTAGAAAAGAACCGCAAGTACGGGGACTCAGCGCTAAACCCGATCCGGGTATTCAGCAAAGCAGACCCTACAGAGCAACTGCGGGTGCGGATTGACGACAAACTAAAACGGCAAGCAAACGGGGATACGACAGAGGACCTGGTACTGGATCTTCTGGGCTATCTTGTATTGCTTCGAATTGCAGAAGGAGAATGATGATCGCAGAAGGCTACAGCAAGGTCTACACGCTTTCCTATCCCGGGCACGACATTGAAGGCGCAGTTGGCGTTCGAATCGACGGGTTTGCGGAAATTGAAGCGGCGTGGCTGCTAAACATGGCTGCCCGTGCAGGATACATCGTGGAGGAGGAGAATTGACGCTAGAAGAAATCGAAAAGGAGATCAATGGCTACTACAAGTGGTTTGCGGAAAATGCTGGTAGCGTGGTGGTACAAGAAGCCGGTGACCTCGCAGACCTATGGGCGTTGTTTGACCGCGGTGTTCGGAATGCCGCGAAGTCTATGAGTCCCGAGGAAATTGTCTACGAGTTTGGGTATAACTATGGATGACAAAGAGCGTATTATCGCCCGCTACATCTCTCAGGAAATCGCCGCTTCCGGGATTGCTGGATGGGATCACGGTTCTCTTGTGTACGAGAATGTCGGCACTGAATATCTGATCGAGGTCAAGGTGTTCCGGCTTGGGGGCAAAACGCGGCTTAGGGAGCCTGCTATCGAGGAGGGGTATAACTAATGGAGCCGCGAATTAGAGCGCACATCCGCCCGAACGAGGTGGTCAACGTCAACTACCGGGACGTGCTCGATCAGGCCGTGGAGAACGAAAGATGGCGTGTGCTTCGACAGGTGCGGGATATCCTAGAGGCGGTAGACACTATGGAATCGCGGGGTAATTACTCCCATTCCAGATACTCAAAGTCCGCGGAGAATTACAAGGGCGAGGTTCTGATAAAACTAACCGCGTTGGGGTGATAAACTAGAATAAGCAAGAGGCATTCCTCCTTCCCCTCTTGTCGCAGCGGCCCCCAGGTAGAGATTACTCCCTGGGGGCTTCTGCCATTTAGGGGAAACTCGTTTCTACTCTTTGGTAAACTAGTACCAGGAGGTATTCCGTGGAACTAGAGGTTTCTGATCGTGTCGAACGCATCATATGGAAGGGTATCGGCAAAAAGAGTGCCCGTGCGCTAGCAGAAGAGACAGGTCTGACACCCGATCAAGTCTTCGCGATCAAGAACCGGCTTCTGGAGGCCGTAGACGAAATCTCGGTGCAGCAGACTAAGCAGAAGCTCGTTATCACGCTGCAAGAGATCATCGACAAAGCCTACGAAGACTACGACACTGTTGCCGCGGACTTCAAATCCGGTCTTCTGAACTCTGCTATCTCTGCCTCCAAGGCGGTGCTTACCGAATTGAACCGGGTGAGCAAGCAAGACACCGAGCGTCTGAACTCGCTGAATGAAATGCGCGTCCGGGAACTTACCTCGCTGATGTTTGAGGTCGTGGACGCTACGGTGCCTCTGGTAGCCGAACGGTATAGCATCTCGCAGGACGAGTTGTTCGATATGTTCAACGATTCTCTCTCGAAGGCTGCGGCGCGCCGGGACCTTGAAGAATGAATCTCGGTAACGTAGTCTCTCAGGCAATGGGGGACATTACCAATCGCCGCCTCCAGAATCTCTACCAGAGGGATTTCGTAGCTTGGCGAGCGGATGTTCTGGGCTATCGCTCCTACGATCTCATGGACGAGATATGTAACGAGACCCTGTTCGGAAAGATCCGGCGAACCGCTATCAAGTCCAGTAACGGTACAAGCAAGAGCCACGAGTTCGCAAACATGATCGCGTGGGCGGCTTCCGTTTTTGACGTAGGTGAAGCGCTGAGCATCGTGACAGCACCCTCCGTTCCCCAGCTAGAGGCAACAATCTTTAGGTACATGAAGTCTGCCAAGGTCAGGGCCGCACAGCGGGGGTTTGACCTTCGAGGCACGATCAACGAAAGCCTGGAGTGGGAAGTCAAAGGCCCGGAAGGTAACATCCCTCTTGTTATCGGTCGCGTGCCATCTACCGGCTCCGAAGTCTCCCGATTCCAGGGCGTCCGCTCTCAGACAGGACGCACCTATGTCTGGGCTGATGAGGCCGGGGGCTTGTCTAAGAACATCTTTACCGCCATTGAAGCAATTATCACGGGTAAAGAGGCGCGCCTAGGATTAATCGGAAACCCCGATGACGTGGGAACGGAGTGGCACCGGATCTTCACAGACCCTAAATACGATGGGGATTTCAACAGGTTCTCCATCTCTAGCTTTCAACTCCCGACCTTTACAGGCGAGGTTGTCTACCCCGACGACCCTGAGATGGAAGCCCGGATGCTTGCCTCCCTTACCCAGGTCGATTGGGTGGAGCGTCAAAAGCGCATCTGGGGGGAGAATGACCCCCGGTATCTTTCAAAGGTCATGGGAGAGTTCCCGAAAGACGGCGGTAACGGGTTTTTCCCCATGTCCGCAATCGGTAAGGCACACGACACGACTATTGAAGAGGATATCGAGAGGCCCCTTGTCATCGGTGCCGACATCGCCCGTTGGGGACAAGATGAATCTGTTATTGCGGCTTGTCGAGGGGGCAGAGTACGGGTAGTTGCTACTTGGGGTAAGACCGATCTAGTAGATACCGCACGTCGCATTCACAAATACGCCCAGGATAACCTTGCCGCAGAGGTTCGAATCGACACCACAGGTGTTGGCGGTGGCGTTTACGACATGCTTGATCGTATGGACGAGTTCTCGGGGAAGGTCTACCTCCTCGTGGGCTGGGACAATGGGCGAGCCTCGCCAGACCCCTCCCAGTGGTCTAACATGAGAAGTTACAGCCACGACTCCTTGCGAACTCAAATGGTTGAGGGGTTCATTGATCTAGATTACGAAGACGATATCCTGCGGGAAGAGCTTCAAGCAATTACGTTCAAGTTCAACAACCGGGGGGCTATTCAGATTACCCCGAAAGACGACTTAAAGACCGCACTTAATGGCAGAAGCCCCGACCGGCTTGACGCAGTAATCATGGCCGCAACTGACATGAGCCCCTGGACCGGGAACCCCTATAACCAGATGCCCCTTG